TAAGAATAACTCTTTAAAGTGAGTTATAAAATACCTACCTTGTTTATGCAAGATATGGCATGATTGAAATAGTTGTGAATCTCGTTTGGATGCTACACCCATTCGAGTTAATGTTTCTCTAATTTTTAAAAAATCATCGGGTTCTGCTAACGTAACTTCTAGCATCATATCTGGAGTCCAGTTAACTAGACTGTCGTTTTTGTGTTCCGCCATGATTTATTCTTCCCCTTAATGTTTTCAAGTTTTCTTTACTTAACAGCGGAAGTACATCACGAGCTTTTTCATTGCTATAATTATAATACTTTTTTATAGCTTTGATGTCCTCAGATTCACTAGACTTATTCCACTTAGAAAAACGATTTCGCTTTCTAATGATATTTATAAGAAAGTCGAATTGCAATCGGCTATCCAAGTGGTGGTATTTGTTCATTTCATTAGCGTATAATACGGTGTCGGGGAAGTAAGATAGACCACGATTGACTATAAAGGAACTATAGTCTTTTTCATTTTCTAGTATATCTTTTTTTGAATTTGATATTGCGGCAATTAAATTAAATGGATTCATATTTTTTTCCACACCCATACCGCAAGTTGAACTGGTGTTGTGCCATCTTTAAGAGATATCATTGTCTCAATATGCATATCCATTACTTTAAATCTGTCTTTGAACCATTTAAATGCACAATCATCTGCATTTGCTACAGTCCATGGAACGTATTTTATTCCAGGTTCTCTATGAATCTTTGCTCTATTAAGATGAACTCTTACAATACACATTCCACCTTTCTTAAGCCATTGATGAAAGTAATCAAAGAAGTATAAATTCTCATCGAGTGTACCAAAATTGCATGAGCCTAAAGCTAATACAACATCACAAAATTCTCTATTGAATATCCAATGTGCTTGTTGGAAAGTTGCTTGAAAGTCTGCTCCATCATACGGAGCTGCGTCAAATCCTATAAGATTTGGAAACTTACCTTTGAATGGATTGATTCCACAACCGGCATCAACAACCAAACCGTTAGGCTTTACTTGATTTACAAAGTCAGCTAATGCTATGCCTGAACTATCATGGTTATTAAAGTGGTCTATGTCATATGGCTTTCGTGTAAAAAAGTCAAGAACTTTGTTTTCATTTTTAGTGGGTTGTTTTGACATATAAAATATTATTTAAGAATTGTGGTGTCTCAGGTATTAACGACCCTTTTGATAATTTGATTAAACGTTCATCACCGTCTATATCTTTAAACATTACTTCAATATTAAAATCATGTAATAATTCTAATAAATCTTTTTTACTAACGGTTTTCATCTATTGTCTCCGCTAAAATTCTATTCATTGACTTTAATATTTTACCGGCTTTGTCTAATTGCCAGACAACATTAACCATTGCTAAAGCTATTACAATAGTCATATAGTTTGATATTTCTTCTAACATAAATCTCCTATTTAAATTTAATTTGTGACATTACTTCTGTCATACATGCCACTACATTTAATTCATGGTCTGCTACAAAACTATCTTTATAAGAATAGTCTGCAAGTATAAGAACTAATTGTGGTATACTTGATGGTTGAACGTTTTTATACATGTTATCATATATCATTCTAAATATCTTAGTTGCTTCTATGTCCATGTTATCACTAACCCATCGTCTCATTTTCTTAAAGTTCTTAGCCTTTAATTCAGTCATTAATTCTTTAACACTCTCTACTGATAGAGTAACGAGAATTCCAGTATCAATGTGACCACCTATTCCATATCGTTGACATTCATTAATGACACGTCTCCAATCTGGTGAATATTTCATAATGAGTTCTGCAAGAATTTCAGTCTCATACGTAATCTTTTCTTGATTAAGAATCCATTGAAGTCTCTTTAGAAAATCATTACATAACCAACTAATCTCTTGACCATGTTCTACGAATTCATATATAGAACACCTCGAGTGAAGCGGGTCTATAATACGATTCTTAAAATTACAAGTTAATATAAATCTACAATTCGAAGAGAACTCTTCTATGAACCCACGCAAAGCAGGTTGGGTAGATTGGGGATTTAGGTAATCAGCCTCATCAAGAATAACTACCTTTTGTCCACCGTGCAATGATACTGTACTGGCAAATTGTTTTATCTTACCTCTAAGAGTATCAATGTTACCATCTTCAGACCCATTGATCATCAGATAGTCTAAATCTAATTCATGACATAAGGCTTTGGCTACTGTAGTTTTACCTACACCAGCCGGACCTGTAAACATCATATTGACGAGTTCTCCCTGCAAGACCATTTCTTGAAATGTATCTTTTAATCTTTTAGGGAGAATGCAATCCTCAATTTTTTGTGGTCTATATTTTTCTACAAATAAAAACTCTTCCACGAGAACCTCATAATAAAATTAGTATGGTACTATTATACCATACTATTGTTAAATGTACATACTTACTCAGTAGTTTCTTCTGCTGCCGGAGTTACTGCTGCAGGAGCAGCGGGAGTAGATGCACGTACGAATTCTTGAATTCTGTTACGGACAGCACCAACATCGCCTAACTCAGCACCTTCGAAAGCACCACGTTTAGTTACTACATCGATAATCTGAATTACTGCATTTAAATCACCTAAATTAATAGAATGAATTTGTGGCTCTTCGGCCGGAGTTTCAGTTTCAGTTTTCTTTGCCATACTTTATTCCTTATATGTTGTTGTTTTATCAAGAGCAACCCAATATTGTGTGTTGCCAGCCATTACAGAAGCTATAAGCTTCTTGTCAATACCAAATTCATATGAATCAGCATTAACGAATTTAAAATTATTCATATCAAAAACAAAATCAAACTCTGCAGAAGTATTTATACTGCAATTTGAGATGTTCATTGTGAATTGATTTGAAGTTGGATTAGATTTGTCAACGATTACACACTCAATAAATTGAGCTTGAGGACTTTTTCTTACACTCAATTGATTTGTTCTAAGAGTAGCCGAAGCTTTACGTAGCTGAGTTAATTGTTCATGAGTAAGAGTAAATCGTATATCGTCACATTCTAAATTAATATCCTTTGTAGGAACAGTTAGAATGTCAATCTCTGAGAAAAAATATTTAAATGTTGTAATCCCATCTGTGATTGTCACAAACTTTTTATTGTCATCAAAGCTAAGAGTTGGGTCATCAAACATATTAAGACAAGCTAAGAATTCACCTAAGTCATAAATGCCAAATGAATATGGCCAGACATAAGGTGCTGCAGGTACGACATTCGTTTTTGCCATAAGTGTTTTTGACACTGACATTGTACGAATAAATCCACCTTCTTCACCTAATGCAATATTACTATTGATTGTTTGAAAGTTATTTAATACATCTTTAATTTCTTGACTCAGCTTCATTTGAAGACTCCTTTATATCATGTTCATTCATCGCCAATAAAGTATAATGAATTATTTTCATTAAATCTTCCTTATTAGCTCCATTTTTCTTACCATATCTTGATGCGTATTTTATTACGTTACCAAGACAAAAATCTAATCCACGTCCAGAAGACGAGATTAGGTCCATACTTTGAATTCCATTTTCAGACGTGTAATGACCTGAGTAGGTCTTTTCCACATAGTCTAAAACATCATTCAGATTTGTGTGTTCATTAAATTTCATAATAGTATTATTATATCACATTTTACTTCATAAGTACATACCTTTATAAACTTATTTTTGGTTCTGGCTTTACATAACCCGCTTGTGCTATTACATTTTTAAATAAAAATGTGTGGTCAGGTTCACCTTCTTTTGTAAAACTACAGCAGACATATGCGCCGAACCAATATGCGTATCCTTGTGGTGCGGGGTAACTTGTCTTGCCTTTAATATCTGCGATTACTTTTCCATTATGAATAATTGTTAAATAACCATTTGAGTGTGCTGTTTGATTTGTTTTTATAATAAATTTATTCCAATCATCAGTCATTGTGCTTAAGATATAACCAGGAATATTATTGCATGTACCACAATTAGTAATATTCCAATTAGAGTCTGCATATATATTTTTAGATTTAGGGTCATACCAAATATGATGAGTTGGTCCTGAAAATCCACTTGCTGCACGCGTCGGTGTCCAATCAGGATAGAGTTCAAATAGAGTAACACCAATACCATGATATCCTAATCCATCATCTTCGCTTATATCTTTAAAGTCAAACGAAAATTCCATGTCTGTATCTTGAGAAAAAATCTCTTTACTAGTAAGCTGAGTTCGGTATACTTCTCCTGGATGGTCTGGTGAAAATGTTAAATCACAATCATCTTTGTGTCCACCTCCACCAACTCCAGGCATACAATCATGACTTATCAAATCAAATTCAATAAGACCATTTGCAAGTGGAGTAATAGTTTCACTAACAACATTAGTAGAAGACGCCACAAAAAAATCTCCATTAAAATGAAAATTCCTTACGACGTCTGCATTGGCAGTAAGAGAAGCGAGAGCAAATAGAGCAATTAATTTCTTCATGCAGTTACCGCATCAGATATTCTGCCTATCAATTGCTTAGTACCTTTTTTGTTTTTAGAAAACTTACGGAACTCACGCTTAATATCATTTATTGTCTCTGACTTCTTAGGAGTAAATTCCTCGTCAACAGCTTTAGTATTACATTTGATTATGAAATAGTTATCATATCCTTTTGTTTTTTTCCACTCAAGGAAACTCTCTTTTCTCCACTTCTTTATTACAGTAGGAAATTCTGAATCATAATAATCAGCACCAATTCCATGGTAACCTGTACCAAAGCTTGACGCATCAGTAGCTAAATGGAAACCCATAATAGTAGCACCAGTTAATTCTTTAAGACGACCTAAACATTCTGCATAAATCTCTCTAGAACCTTCGCCCTCAATCATTTTACCGTTAAACTCAATCATCTTATGATGAGTTGAAGTTTTAACGTCAGCATGTTCGTCTTGATTTATATAAATTCCATCAGGACATCCATCAGTTAAAAACATTATATTTGTATTTTGTATTGCATGTTTCCTAGTGAATGCCTTTGTAAGTTTTTCAGCAAGGAAGCATGTTTGAATTAAAGGAGTAGAACCCATTTGGTCAATTGAATGCAATTGAGCAGAAGACAAATAATAAGTATGTCTACGATTGTATGAATGAGCTTTTGAAATTGCAAACATTGTATTTGCAGCATTATCAAAAGTTGCTTTGTTCATATTTGAATTAAACATCTCAACAACTTTTGTACCTTTTATATCTATTTCAGAAGCAACTTCTTCAACATCACGTAAAGCACTTCTGTTATATGAACTAGAAGTAAATGAATATGCCTCAAAAGGTATATTAACTTTACGACAAAACATTGCAATAGTTATTGCTTGATTAACAACATCTTCTATGATGTCACACATTGAACCTGAAAGGTCAAGGAACATCATTATACCATGTGATTTAGCTTGTGCCAAATGAGTGGTTGTTAAAAAGATATCCTCTGAGTATTTGTAAGAATGTAATTTGTTAGGATCAAGTTTGCCTGACTTAGCAGTCCTTGATTTTGAATATTCATAAGCAGCTTTTTTACGCTCAAAGTCTTTAGCAAGTAAAGTAGCATTAGCGTTAAAGCCTGGCTTAGATTTTGCCCAATCTTCATCAACATTATGACTAACATAAGGCAAGTATGTAGACTCTTCACGAGACTCAATTATAAATTTATCACGCATAGCTTCAGCTTCTTTATATGTGAATAACAATTTTTCAAGATTAATATCTGAAATACCAGAAGAATATGCTGATTGTTTGTCTTCATCATAACGACTTGATTTTTTCTCAAGCAAATCTTCTTCACGTTCTCTTTGAGCATCATCAGTCCAAGTCTCATGACCTTCAGGAGCTTCTTCTTTAGGCTTTTTATTACCATCTTTAGAATCACCTTCACCATCACCAGTACCTTCACCGCTATCTTCTTCGTCTTCAGCTTCTTGGTCACCTGGAACAGATGTTTCACCAGAAGAATCTTCAGGAGAATCACCATCATTAGTTTCACTTGGCTGGCCCATATCTTCGTCTTCGTCTTTTTCTTCTTTGTTCTCTTCTATGAAGTCATAGAATTTTTTACAAATTTTAACAACGTCATCCCAAGT